TATTATATTTAGTTTTCCTGAAAAGGTCAACTAAAATTTGTGAAATTATCTAATTAATTTTGCCAATTTGTCTTTAATGTAGTCTAAATCTTCATTTTTTGATTCCGCAACATCTGGAATACCGTTGCCATTCTCGTCTTTCCACCATGATCCCATCTCATCATGTGAATCATATTTACAATCGCAATCCGGTTTGCAGTTATGCATTTCACAACCACAATCTTCACAAGTATATGTATGTCCTGCCATTAATTTCTTAACTTCGGCAGGTGCTTTTCTAGACTCTTCAACTTCGTTAGTCTTGCTCATAGCCTTTTTAACTTCGTCAGCGGACATGTTTAATTCTTTTGCTATTTCTTCATCGCTGTGACCTTTTGCTTTTAGACTATGCATATACTTAATGCTACCTTCTTCTACATCTTCATCGTTTTCAACTTGTACCTTGTTACCTGATAGTTTGGATACAAACTTCTCGACTAGATCCCCTACGGAATCGCCAAAACGTTTTCTAGCGGAAATAACAACGCCAGTCTCACCTTTTGGAAACGCTCCAGTTTCTTTGTCATAGAATGAGCGAACAAACTCAATGATATCTTCAGTAGATGCTTTTTCATCTTTAGGCTCTTCATCGCCTGCAAGTTTCATTGCACCATCTTTATCAATAGTTACATCTGTAGTGTCGTCATCTTCTTTTTTCATATCTCCAAAATCTAAATCATCTAGTGCTTCTGGATTATTTTTTTGAATATAACGATAGATAGCAGGTCTAGCACATGATTCTGTATCATTGTCTGCTAGATCTTTTAGTTCGTTCATAAGTCCTTCGTCATCAATAATTCCTTTGAGACTGTTTATTGCATTTGTTGCATCAGGACCTACTGGTAGGGTTTTGCCAATCATTTTGTTCAACATGGCAATACGTTGTTTATCTAAGGCTTCGTCTACGACAGAGTCTGCCCAATTTTCAAATTCCTCTTCTGGGAAAATACTTTCTTCAGGTTCATCATCAAAGTAACCCATAGATTCTAATTCGTTTTGAATCCATTGATCTGGATCACCGTCTCTTGCTTTCATTGTACCATATGGCATTTCGCCTGAGTCAGCAAAATAATCAAATAGGTCTTGATATAAATCATTACCGTATTCAATACCACCATCGGCTTTTGCTTGTTTCCATTCTTCTGGATGCTTTGCTAAAATTGCATCAATATCAGAATCTTCTTTTACTACTGCATCTAAATCAACTGTTGTTTCTGCAACACGTTTTTGATGAATAGTATGTAGTAATGGAAATAAATCTTTTAAGTCTTCATTAAACTGTGGAATAGTAAATGCATTGGTAAGTTCGTTTACAACGTCTTCTCCCAATTCAGCGTCTGTATTTTCAACAGGTGCAAAATTTTCTTTTGTTGTAGAATAGTAATTTTGTCCTGCTAACTTTTTAATGTGTGTTCTTAAGTTTTCAAGTTCAATATTACTTCCTTCAATAATATCATTTGAGGTTGTGTTCATAAAGTCTTTCTTACCTACGAATCTTTTAAACGCAGTAAGTTTGGCAATGTTAGACGAAGTTTCAACAATGTGTTTTCCAAAGTCATCATGAGGGAGACCGCCATTGGCAACGTGTCGAGCCATTGCTCTTCCACCTGCTAAATGTGCATAAGGATATTTGAAACGTTCACCTGCTTCATTTTCAATAAACAATGAACTAATGTGTCTTGTTCTAGCACCTGCTTGTTCTGGTGTAATTTCTTTTTTGTGTCTTATAATAAGTTTTGTTTTGTCTAGTTCCTCATAACTAGATTTTGTTGTTCCATACATTGCTGACTCCTGAACTTGTTTATTTGCCAAGTATTGATAATCTCTTTTGTCTAAATTTGACTTTGCTATATCTCTTGTATCAAAACCCATCATGTGCTTCTTTGCAAAGAAACGCATTTCTTTTAAAAAGTTATACCATTCATTTTCAATAGGCTCTGGCAAGTTTTCTAACATATTTTGACTGTAATAAATCTTTAGTGCTTCGCCTTCACTAATGCTTATACTAACAGCACCTTGATTTTCATCATTTACTACCCAATCAAAATCATAAAAACGTGCTTGGCTTTCATCTGCTGTAGGTGCGCCATTCTCGTCTCCCATTACAATCTTTGGAAAACGGCTACGAATTTTTTCAAATAACTGCTTTGCTATGCTGTCTAATCCTGTCATACTGTTATTTATGCTACTAGAATGAAATAAAGACAGGCATGGGCATTACACTACTTTCGGCATCTGCATCACGCATCTTCTCATATATGGCAGGATCCCAGTCTGCAAGTATCTTTTGCATACGAATATTAAGCATTGTACTCATTACTAAATCGTCATGTTCGCCCGTTTTAGCACCAAATGTAGTGCCATGTGCTACAAATGCCTTTAGTTCTGATATTAAAGGTTTTGATTTAATCTTAAGTTGTCCATTCTCTAACAGTTGCTTAAATTTAGCACATGCTGAAATTTTTGTTTTGTGTGTTGTATTAAATCCTTTACGGAATTTACGTACATGTCCTTTACGTGCTGGTTCACTTAAAAACATACCATAAATGTTTTCTTCTCCAAACTCGTTGATAGCAACTAACACTGCTTCTCCAATAGTGTTATTTTCAACACTATAATACACTTGTGGTAATTTAGATCCACGTTGTTGACCATCTTCCATTATAGTTTTTGTTATGTCAGCAAGTACTCTAACTTGTACTTGTACAGGTGAAGTATTGTGTTGCCATTCTGCAACTTGTTCAAAACTAGGTAATTCAAAAACTTGTATTGCGGCATAGTCTCCGCCTGTACCTAAACTTGGATCTAAACTTACAACATATGTAAAGTTTGGATTAATATCTTTATACCAACGTGTCTGTCCAAATTTTCTTAACGGATCTGTCCCTTCAAGTTCTGCAAGTTTAACACTATTAATTAATGTTTCGTCAAAGATTAAGAATTCACATTCGTGTTCACGTCTAAAACGTTCTTCGCCAATACGTGATTTTTCTTCAGCGGCCCACGCATCATCTCTGTCCGGGTGTTCACTCCAGTGTGCTGAAAAGGCATAGAAACCATTTATTCCAACTTCAGTATCATTGCCATGTTCGTCAAAGCGTTTCATTGCTTCAGTCCATATAAGTGCAAACTGATCTTCGTCACTGTTAGGTGTTGAAGTAATAATTGCTTTACCACCTGTTGCTAGTGTAGGAGATATTGCAGTCCAAAATTCTTTTGCAATAGTAGGATTAACAAATGCAAACTCATCACAGTATAGTAATGAAATACTCATACCACGTCCTGTGTTGTCTGTTGTGGTTTGTGATACTATTCGCGAGCCGTTATCAAATTCCATTGATCCTTTGTTGTATGAGGTTACACCGCACCTTATATGATCTGGACAGTCTTCGTAAGCATAACGAATACGATGCATAATTTCTTGTGCACCTGCATACTTGTGTGCGGCAATAAGAACAGTTACATCTGGATTGAACATTGCATACCATAATAGATAACCTGCGGCTGTAGTTGACTTACCTGTTTGTCTAGGCAACATGTTAATATTAAATCTATGACTATGATACGAGTCTACTAATCTTTCTTGAAACTCAAAAGGTTTGAATTTTAATTTCCCTTGTGTAGGATGTTGTATGAAAAAGAAATTATCCATAAAGAATTTAGCACCAGTGTCAGGGTTTGCACATGCTCTTAGTTCTTGAACTTCTTTTTCTGTATATCTAGTCCTTGTGTGTGCTTTTTTAACAAGTACACCGTCAAGGCTTTTTGCGTTTTGTGCCATACTAGTATTTAATCCAAAATATCGTTGTAATAACCCGTATCGAACCTAAGATCAAATAGTTTACGCCTATCTTGTTGTATTAGTATAGGTACAGGACTTCCAAACTTTCCATATTTAGGTTCACTCCATAACCATTCGTATTCATAACTTACATTTAATTTCTTACAAAGTTTTTTAAGTCGTCTTCGATTAATATCTTTAAATGTATAAACAATGGCTTGGTTGTCACCTAAGTGTTCCCATTCTCCTGACCATTGTACTATTTTAATTTGGTTCTTTTTCCATGCCGCCAAACTCCACGGACATACAGGTTTTATTTTTTGGAAATATTCTGCCCAGTCTGTCATATGAATATTTACTGAAAAAAATAGGCGCCGTAGCGCCTATTGAATCTGTTATTGTTTTTGGATTACGTTTTACTTCTTTTTACCTTTGCCGCGTCCACGACCTTCTGTTGTTTTAACATCTTCTTTTGGCATTTTACCACGTCCTCGGCCAGCCATTACTTTACCACGGCCACGTCCTGCCATAAGTTTACCTCTGCCTCTACCTTCGTCTGTGCTTTCTTTACCATCTGATAATGCATTCCAAAGTTCTTCTTTAAAAGTTTTATACTCTGTTCTTAATTTATCTTCGATTGATTCTAATGGATTATCTCCACTGTTTGCTGGAATCATTTTGGTTTTTCTTGTTGCCATACCTGCGTCTTTAGCATAGTCTGGATCATAACCTTTGTAAGTAGGTTCTTCTCTTTCATCTCCCATTGAATTTGCAAAGCCTTCTTCTGCTTCTTCATCTTCACTGCCATATGGTGAACCATTTACGTTATCATCTGGTTTCATCATTGGAACATTATCTTTGTCTGGCATCATATCTGGAGATACTTGCTGTAGTCCTGCAAGTTTCATAATTTGTGCAATCATTGGCAAGTCTTCTGGTGAGTCAGCACTAATGGTAATTGATTCGTTCAAACTTTCTTTTACATCCTTTACCATTTTTTCTAATTCTTTTTTGTCAACGTCTGGATGCATGTCCATCATCTGTTTCATAGTCTTTCCATCTTTGACCATTTTTTCAACATGTGACTTGCTGACTTTATGTGCTTCGTCCATCTTTTTCTTTTTGTCTTTGATGGCTTTCTTCATTGGCTCTTTTTTGTCGCCATCTTTATCCATGTCTAAAAAATCTGGTTTGGCTTTTTTTGCCTCTTCAACTGGAGGATTCATTTTTTCTGTGTTTTCTACAGCGTCATTAATTACATTAGGATTATTTTTATCTAATTCCTTTAAACGTTTTAGTACGTCATACATTTCACGTGATGCCATTATTCTGCTCCTTTATGACGTTCTTTTTGTTCTTTTGCTAACTGCTGTAAAAACGTCTCTTTACCTTTTTCAGTTGTTACTAATTTGTCTTTGTCTACTTCAGGTGCGTCTTTGTATTCACCGTCTAAAAGTTTATCTTCGTATGGTTTTTCATCTTCAGTACTTGCTTGATATTCTTCTGTTGGTTCACCTGGTTTACGTACACGTATCATATCATCTTGCATATTAAGTACGCCTGATAGATATGCTCTTAATTCATGTTGTGTAGTTGGATAATTTACAGTTGTTTCATAAACTGTAACTTCGCAGTTTGTCAACTGTGGGAAATCTAATGGCACACTTTGTATTGGTGTCTTCTTACCTGCTGATAAATTAGCAACATCAAACTTCTTTAATGCTACTTCCAATTGATCTTCAAAACCTTCTTCTAAATCTCCAGCAACTTTGATAACAAAGTCATACTGTTTTGCGGCTTCTGCAAGATATTTTTTAAATGTGTCAGCCATCATATTCTCCTTTAACTACGTTTATTTATCTTGATCCTTGTTTAATATCTTATCTAAAATGGCGTTGCGATCCATGACTACATAGCCTTCTGCGTCCACTGTATCAGCATTTTCACCTTGTTTTTGATCTATATTTTGTTTTTTAAGTTGTAATTCAACCATTTTTAACTTTTTATCTAGTTTTTGACTCTTTGCATCTATAGCATTTTTGAGCATATTACTTGCTGTTTCAAACACCCTACCTGCATATCTAGATTCTACATTCATGCCCAAGTCCATTAGATCTTCATAACTTTGTTTGGCTTTTTCTGCTAGATCATCTAGTTCTTTATCTGCTAATTCTCCAAGTCCTTTTACCATGGGTAAAGCGGCAGAGATTTTATCAAATTCTGCAATACTTCGCTCAAGGTTGTCAGTTTCTTTTTTGACCTCAACAACTGTTTTTGGTTCTTCAACCTGCTCCATAGTTTCTTTAACTTCAGGTAGATCTAACAATTCTTCTAATTTCTTTGTCATAATAATACTTATCTTCTCTTGCCTTGGTGGAATAAATCTTTTTCAGTTACCACTCTAAATTGGATACCATACTGCTTACAGTATTTGGCGGCCGCTTCCCATTTTGCTTTATTCTTAATATAGTTTGCTTGGTTGTAAGCACTTTTGCCAACTTGTTCTTTTACTGTATGGTTCTCTGGTTTAATTTCAATTATTTCCGCTTTGGTCTTTCCTTTACTGTTTGCATACACAATAAAAAAATCAGGAACGTAAACAGTATACTTTCCATCCAACGGATTTCTATAAGGAATCTTTATACTTTCACTTGCCCATTTTGCAACTGCTGGATGTTCATCACACAGTTTCATAAAATGCCATTCCCAACTTGATCTATAATTAGGAGTTTTATTTCCTATATATTTTTCTGGGTTTTTTAGTTCATACCTGCCACGGGCAAAGTTTCCTAATTTGGCCATTATGCAATGATGTTCCTCTTGGCTGGGTTATCTCCAGTATCCGGCTTTCTAGTTCCTAATGCAGAAACATTTATTCTGTTTATGTTTAAAATTTCTCCTAGTACATTGTCTAATTGTGTTTCTGTTAAGCCTTGTAGTTGTGAAAGTAATTCAAATGGACTTACTTCGTCTATTTTACATTGTTTTAAAAATATAAATGCTACACTTTTTGCCGCACTTTCTTGCATTCCTCTTTTTTGAAAAAATGCTATTGCGGCATCACTTTCACTTGCTTTAAATTGTAGTTCTAATTTGTTTAAAGAATCAAAATATAAGATACTGTCTTCTGCACTATCTTTCTTTTTTATTTGAACATCTAATGGTAAGTTTGAAAAAGTTTCTTTCATTTTATTTTCCTACTGTACTGGTACAACTGTTAATGCATTTGTGCCTTGTTGAACATACTCATAATTTTTATTAAGAAGTTCAGCATCGCCTGCTTGATATGTTATATTATTGTTTGCATTGTTTATAGCATTTTGAAATGCTTGTACAGAACCATCTCCTAACCTATTACCAAATGATCCAACTCCTGTTGTACCTTCTGCTACACCTAATTCTTTTAACCTTGAAGTTTCTGCTGGAGTAAAGTAACTATTATTTTCAACAGTGTTAGTTTCTGCTTTTACTTGTATATCTTTAGAGTTTGCTACTACTGTGTCTTGTGTTTCAACTTTTACTGCTTGTGTTTGTCCTACTTTGTTTAATCCTGCAATTTGCACAGTATCTTCAATAGTGTTTGTAATTGCACCTGTTGCAATACTTGTTATCTCACTTTTAACACCTTGTTTAGTTAATTTTTTTGCATTCTCATATGTGTTCTTTGCCTTAATTGCTGTGCCAAGTAGTGCAAGTGGATTACCTGTAACGTTAGGATCCATTAGGTCACCAAACACATCTAGTCCTCCTGCAAGTACTCCTGTGTTACCAAACAATGATGCACTTCCTCCGCCTAGTATACTTAAAGGACTTGGTGTTGAATCATAATGTAATTGTGCAAATCCGTCTGGATTGTTTCTATTAACTCTACCTTCAGCATATTTTATTCCTTCATATATTAAAGTCATTTGATTGTCTGCTGGTGCACTGCTACTTGAATTAAGTTGCGGACCTTGCCAACTACTAATGATAGGATTAATTAATGTGTATTCAAAAAATCTGTGTCTACTTAATTGATAGATACTAATCTTATTAAAAAAATGACCAGCAGTGTAACTGTCATAACCAAAACTATAAGGTGCTTGGTTTGATGCTTTTGCTCCACCAGGCTGAGGTCCTGTTATTGATTTGCCATTGTAAGCAGGCTGTCTCGATAGTTCATCTGGGTAATTAGAATCAGCATAATAATTCTTAAAGTATTGTTGCCACATACCGCTTACCATGTTTACATTATCATCATGGAAAGTAATATTAATTGGCGTATATTGTACTTGTGTTTGTACATTTGTTTTTTTACCGTATTGATTTTTTACTTCAGTGTTTACATTTACTCCTGGTACTTGACATGCTTTTACAAGCATTCCAACTTCAATGTTAGGTTCTGCTTTTGAAAATCCTATGCCTGCACCTGGCGATCTTGCCGCGGCTTTATTGATGTCAAAATAAACATGATATAAAAATTCAACTTTAGGTGCAAGACGCATGTAGTCATCAGTAAACAATCTAGCCGCATGTTGATAATCTCGCATATCCCCATTACTGCCAAAAATGCCGCCTACTACATTGCCTAAAAATTTGGTTACTTTGCTCATACTATTATTTAGTCGTAAAAAAAGGCCGAGATATTTTACGTCCCGGCCTTATAAACAGATGACTACTAATTAGATATTAGCCTGTTGCTAAAGTTCTAATTGTTCTTCCGATAGCAGTTCCAATACCGTTTGGCTGACCAGCACCATTAGTTTGGATAGCGTTATCGTATTGCAGTGACATTGTAATGTCAACTGGATTTGAATCTGAATATGTTAACTGATTGTAGTTAATGTCTTGTACAAAACAACCAACTAGTTCAAATGTTTCAAGTACACTTGGTGTGTTAGCACCGTTACCACCGTCTAAGATTTCAATTCTAGTTTTGAATTTGTAATCTACTCCGGAAGCCGCACTTGATTGTTCGAAGAAATCGAATTGTTTCTGTAACTGTTGACCTGCACTCTTACTCACAGCGTTGTTTACATCATCACGTATTGTGATTGTAATTGGTTGCCATGTGTGTTTACCAGCATAGTAAACTTTTGAGTTGTAAACGTCAATTGCAATTGATTCGAAGTTTACATTCGGTCTTGTTACATCAATTACTTGTTTTGTAAGTTCAATGTTAGGAGCACCAGCACCAAAATTTTCAAGGCTCACTCTAAAGCGATACTTGAGTTTTGGCATCAACAAGCCTTGTGAACTTGCAGATTGGTCACTCGCCAACGGAACTGTAAATTTGCTTAAACTTGAAATAGCCATCTAATTTGCTCCTTGTATAGTTTTATTTATCCCCATTATTGATTGCCCAAAGTTGCTATCTCGCCAGTGTTCTTTAAGCGTAATGGAATGTAAATAAATTCCACACTTTTTACTGGCTCAATTGCAACGTCTACATAAAGTTCGTTGCGATCAATTCTTGCTGGAGTGTTGTTTGTATCATCACATACAACTAGGAAGTCATATAATGCTCTTTGACCTACAAGTTCAAGTAATAAACTTTCAGTTGCTTGTTTGATTTCATCACGTGTAATCTTATCGTTTGGTTCAAACATAAACGGTTTAGCAAGTAAAGTCATTTGACGTCTTAAGTATGCAACTAATCTTGCAACATTAATTCTGTCCAATGAACTAGCATTTTTTGCTCTTGTGTTTTGACCAAAGTTTACTAATCCACTACCAGTAATAAATGTTAATGGGTTAATTTTAACTCCTGCCATTGTTTCACGTACACCGTCATTTAGTGCTACTGCATTAAATTCGCCTTCGCTGTCAATGTAACCTACGCTTGATGCGTTGCTAATACCACCACGTCTTGTACCTGCTGGTGCAAACCATGGAAACGATACAGCATCACTTACTGCAATAGTACGTAGCATCATGTGACTTGGTGGAACAACAATGTTTTTACCTGTTACATCAGTTGTTAGTCCTGATGGATAAAACGCCGCCATGTACTCATCGTATGACACCATTCCGTCTTCGCCATCAGTAGTTGCACCTGCTGTGTTGTTACCCCAATTTTGTAACGAAGTTGCATTTGGTAATAGTCTAAACGGAGTATCAGCAACAACAAATCCTGTTAAGCCTCTGTCTACGTTTAGTCCAATTAAGTTACTTGTAAGTTCTGGATAACCAGGAGCACTTAACAATGTAAAGTTACGTGTTTCTTCATCACGTAGTAATTCATTACTATCAACTGCACTCTTTAGTCCAGCAATAATAGTTTGTCTTTGTGCATGTCTGCCAAATAATCCTGAACCGTCTTCTTTAGTTGTGTTCCAACCAATCCAACGTGCAGTTTTATAAGCCGCCATTGCTTCGTCACCAAAGCGTGTGTTTTTACCACTGTTTGCTGTGATATCAATTTGATTTGCTACAAATTTCTTAACATTGAAACCTGAACGTCTAGTGTTCCATAGTAGCATACCTCTTGGATATAAATCTGGGTCTGGAGCATCTGGATCTACATAGTTAGAACTTAACAATGCTTCAATAGTTGCCGCAGTATCACCTGTAGCACCTGCTGATCCATAACGTGCATCTGCAAACACAATTCCATCTTCAGTAGTTTGATCAGTTACGTCAATTAATACCCATTCAGTTGCTGAATTATCCCAACGGTAAACTTTAGCACCGTAAGCATCTACGTCAGCAGTTGAAACCCAAATATCACCTTCAACTAGATCAGTACCATCTGACTGTCCGCCAGTTTTTTCTGGAGCAGTTGCTGATACAATAGGTCCTTTAGGATCAGTTGCACCTGCTAATGGTGTGTAATTTAAATAACCTACCCACTTGCTTCCATCATGCACCATAATATCAACTTCATCTAATGTTGTGTTGTACCATAGTGTACCATCTGCTGGAGTTGCTGTTGGAGCATTATCACTTGCTTCGTATACAAGTGGTTTCCAGTTGCTGATAATGTGTGAGTGATCATCATCTGCGCCTGCTGTGTAGTAGTTTGCAGTACCTGATTCAACACCTGCACCTGAACGTGCCCATGCTGTAAATCCTGCACTTGGTAAAATACTTGACGCATCTGTAATTTTAATTTCGCCGCCTAATGCATGGCTTATTGAAAGATAACCATTACTTACTGTTGCAGTAATGTGTTCAAAGCCTGCCGCACTAATTGCTGACGCAACACCTTCAACTGTTGCTGTCGATACAGTCACAGTTTTAGCAGTTTGATAAACGTTACTACCGTTATCTGTTTCTGCCATTGTAAATGAACCTGTACTTACAGTTGGGTTTGCACCTTGTTCAGTACCTGTTGCACTTGTTGGTGAACTTGTTACTCTTCTGTATAATTTAAAGTTAACTAACTTTTCAACACCTGTTGTACTATCTTCTGATCCGCCCCTACCTGAGTAGTTTGCAAGAGCAAATATTGTACCTGCGGAAATTAAAGTACCGCCTGTAGTGTCAATTGTGTTAACTGCTTCTTCTCTTGTATTGTAAACTGGTGTAGTCACTGTTGACCATACACCTAAACTATCATTCCAAACTTGTACTTTAATATTAGCACCTAAGTTTGGTGAAGTAGTTTTCATCCAAACACTTCCACTTGGTTTAATACCACTTCTAGAAGTTCCTGCTACTGTTACAGTATCTGTTGACTTCCATGTTGGAACGTTTGAGTGTTTTGAAATTTGTACTGCCATACCTGAATAGTATGTTGCAGTAATACCAGTTTGTGTTTTTAGTGTACTTCCAGTTGCATCTTCAATTACAATAGCACCATCATCTGTAGTACCATCTGAACTTGAAGTTCCATCACTGTAAATCTCTAATACACCTGTTGTTGTAACTTTAGCACCAACACCTTGGATACTTGCACCGTTAATTGCATTTGCAAGTGCAGTGTTTGTAGTACCTGAAAGTACAACACTTGTACCGTTAATAATAAGTGCTTGACCGTTTAATAATGTTGGACTTGATACAGTACCTTGAATTGCTGGCCAACTAGATGCCCAACTATCAGAACTAAATGTTGAGTCACCACTTGTTAAAGCGGCAATGTTTGCACTAGTTGTAGAACCTACTTTGACCCAGTTGTTATCTGCATTTTTATAGTACACATCATTTTGTGTTCTTGCAGTTACTACAGCGTAATCACCTTTTGCACCTACGCTTGATTTAGGATCACCAGTTGCAACATCTCCAACAAGTTGTGTAGCGGAGTTAAGAACTAAAGGAATCTTGTTAGTGAATTTTTGTGTTGCTCTGTTCCATTCAAATATACCATATAATGAATCGTTTGTATCTAACCAATATGTACCATCTGCTGGTGTACCTGCTGGTGCAGATGAACTACCTGTAAGTTCTGCAAGGTCAGCATCTGCTCTTACAACGTATGCTCTATTTGCTACGCCTAAGAAAGAATATGCTGATTGCAATCCGTACTCATTAAGTTCGTTACCATGCAATGGATTGTTAGATGAATCTGTATAAAACTTTGGATTACCAAATGTTTCTGTTAATTCTCTTTGTGATGTAATTAGGTATGGTTCTCCAGCATTAGATTTTAATGTTCCTTGTGCTGTTCCTGTACCTGCGCCATTTGGCTTATTAGCGGCAGTTGCTACGATAATTAGTGGTACCGTTGCGGCCGCGGCTGGCGTATAAAAACTTTCGTCTATTACGCTAACTTCAACTCCTGGTGATGTAAGTGCCATCTTGTTACTCCTTTAATTAAGTTCTTAAACATATTTAGCCACTTCTACTAAAAATGCGGTATAATAATAGGCGGAAAAGGTACCGAAAAGGGCGGTAAATACAGTTATGGCAAGACCTTTATGTAAATCATGTAACCGTAGACCCTGTGCAGTAAACTATAAGAAGGGCCGTAAGACTTACTACAGAAGTAAGTGTGAACAATGTGCAAGGGGAAGAACTCCAAGCACACCTATGTGGTATCAACTAGGATATAGACAAAAAGATAAATGCGATAAGTGCGGTTTCACAAGTAAACACAGTGAACAATTTGCTGTGTATCATATTGACAGTAAACTAACAAATTGTAGACACAGTAATTTAAAAACTGTGTGTGCTAATTGTCAGCGTATACTACACAAAGAAGGATTTACTTGGAAACAAGGTGACTTAACACCCGATTTTTAAGAAACTCTACACTATCATTGTTTTCAATAGTAGCATCAAAGTCTACGTTACACCATGCCCATTCTGATATATGAACTTCAGGAAAGTTTTCTTCCATTTTATGTGCAACTACTATATTCTTTGCGCCTTTGTTACTATTAACTTGACGCATTTGATGTTGTGCAGTAGTCCACCATTCTGGTTCGTCACCACGTTTTACACGCCATAATTTTCCACCTATTGAACGTAGCATATTTGCTTCATTTTCAAAACGCACATCTGGAATAACAAATTTACCCTCAGGATTTTCAAGTAATTGCTTTTTAACAAGGCTGACCCATATACCGTCATAGAATCCATTACGCATACAATCTGTTCCAAATAATTGTAATACTAGTCTTGGTGTAATTGGATTACCTGTTTCCGTACTCCAATAAGGATCTACTTTTTCACGCCATGCACGTGATTCAGGGGTTTTGCCTTCAAGCATTTCTCTTTCCCAACCAAATACACTGGCTACTCCATCTTTGAGTTTGTCTGCAAATGAAATTTTTGTAAAGCCTTGATGCTCGACTAAGAAGTCTGCTACAGTTCCTTTACCTGAACCAATAAGTCCACAAATACCAATTATCATAAAAGATCCTTTATTAAAAGTATCTCTAAATTGTATAGTCATTGTATAGGAAAGTCAAGTAGTTTTTAGCCAATTACGAACGACAATGGTTTAGAACCATCTACGTAATTTGCCAAATCCATTTCCAATTTCTCCATTTCGGCTTGGGCATCTGCTTTGAGTGCATCACCGTTAAGTGAAGTACCACCTTGTGGTGTAGATATTGTTGCGAATTTGCCACGTGCTTCACCTAGCATATATTTACATACTGCTAGTGTGTAGTCTTTCAACCATTGTCCTGCATATGGATCACTTAATAGATTAAAGTCTGGACGATAATTGTATATTTGCATAAGCACTTGTTCATCTGATCTAGGTCTTTGCATAATTGTTAACTTTTTACTTACAGGATCAAACTTAAAGTTAATAAAACTACCAAACATTTTACCTACTAGTTCTTGGTAACCTGCAAAAGCAAAGTAAGTGCCTAATCCACCCATTTGTGATGAATTTAAAAGATAGGTATTTGTATAAGCAAGATTAAAAGGTTCAAATAATGTACCTCCATCACCGCCTCCTGATCGCGATCCAATAGAACGTCTAAACAGTTCTCTGACTTCAATTACTTCGTTTGGTAAAATATAATCATTTGTATCTTCTTGAAATTCTAATATTGCATATGATTCTTCAACAGCGTTTTCTGCACGTTGTCTGTATTTTCCAAGTGCCTTTTCTAATCCTACTTCATAATGTTTAGGATCAAGTTCTACATCGACCATCCCGTCGCCAAGTAGAGTACGAACGTATTCAAAGACTGCCTGTTTCTTATTTTCTAAATCATTGCTCATATAAAGTTTCCTCTGTTAAACATATTTATTCTATAAATACAATTACTATGCCCAGACTCAGTTTATATAAACCGGAAAAATCCGCAGATTATCGCTTTATAGACAGGAATGTTTACGAATCCTTTCAAGTAGGCGGTACAGACATATTCATACACAAGTACGAAGGTCCTGTCGATCCTGGTGCTGATAAAAGCACCCCAAGTCAACCTTATGGAACAAACGATATACCTGAGACAAAAATACAAGATTTATTGTTTTTAGAAAACAGAGATAGAAAATATTCAGATGATGTGTATGTTATCCGCGGTATTTACAACGTACAAGATTTAGACTTTGATCTTTCACAATTTGGAATGTTCTTACAGAATGATACTATTTTTATAACATTTCATATGAATTCAAGTGTTGAAAATTTAGGGCGTAAATTAATGAGTGGTGATGTATTAGAACTACCACACTTAAAAGATGAATATGCACTTAATGATTATGGTGTTTCACTTAAACGTTTTTATGTAATAGAAGATGTAAGTCGTCCAAGTGAAGGATTCAGTCAAACATGGTACCCACATTTATTAAGAGCAAAATGTAAACCAATACTTGATAGTCAAGAATTTAAAGAAATATTTGATAAAGATAGTGGCGAAGGAACAGGATCTACTATACGTGATGTTTTATCAACATACGAAAAAGAAATGCAGATCAACGAAGCAGTTCTTAACCAAGCAAATGAAGATATTACAGG